TACGTCGCCCACGTTCCATGTCTTGCTCGAACCAGTAAAGCTGATTGGCAAAGTGGATTGACCTTCAGTTGCGACAGTTGATGTCACAGTGATGGTTGTACCCCAATCGCCGTTCGTGTGGTTGCTGATTGACTGAGACATATTGATCTCGTCCAGACCCAAAATGCCTTCGCCCATCATGCCGTTCTTGAACTGGCGGCTGATAGTGCCGGTTGGGTTAAATAAGCCCTTCATGCCTTCAACCAGACCAGCGTTAGCAGCAGGGTTAACTGTTGCGTAGCGTGGGGACATAGGTGTGGCAAACTCGTTAAGCTTCTGGTTAGCTTGGAGCAGAACCAAAGAAGTCGAAGGAGTTGTACCTGGTGTGCCAACCGAGTTAGCGATGCCTTTGTACGAAGTTGCGACGTCGGCGTCAACCGAAGAGGCAAGCTGCGAGACGCGAGGTTTCAACACACGCTCTGCGAAGTCATCCAACTGCATTGTCAATTCAGCAGAGGTGAAGTTAACACCAATGTGTTTCTGGCTAGACACAGTCAGCGTTGTGAACTGTTCGTTGTCGGCCTGAACTTGCAGGGCGGCACCGTCAGTCACCAGCGCACGATCGGGCAGGCGGATACGGAGGGTTGAGCCAATCTTGGCGCCTTCAACAGCGAAGGAGTCGTCATACTGGCGGTTGACGTTACGGGTAATCACAAGGTTGTTCTCAAGGATTTCGAGAGCCTTCCGTGTGATCATATCAATGGTTAAGAGTGAATTACTCATTTTGATTTCCTAAAAGTAAGTTAGCGGTTGCGTAGCGCTTCCTGCTTCTTAACCTGGCGTTGCCTTTCAGCTTCAATCCAATCTGACGTACTCATCGTTTTGATAGAGCGTGGATCAGTTGTATCGTATGCGGGCGAACCCGTGCTTCTAGCAGTTACCGGACTAATAGGCGATGGCGCCGAAGATGTCTTTTTGGTGGGCGGATCAGCGGCCAATTTGGCTTCGATTCTTCCAATTTCCTTTGCCTGCAAAAGCGGCGGTAGGCGAGAAATGCGTTCAGCTTCTTTCGGATTAGCCCCAAGGTGATAAGCCAAGTCTGGACCAATATCAGAATACTGAATGGCTTGCGCCATTTCGCTAGTGATTGTAAGTTTGGGGTTGTAGGCGACTTGTTCAAAGTCGTCGTACTTCTCCCGCGCTTTTTCCTCTCTATCGTGATAAGCCTCAATCACCTCTGACTGCTGTTTCTGCTGTTCTCGTTGCGCAACCAATTGCTCGGCTTTCTGGTACGCCAATGCTTCGGCATATTCTTCGGTCGATGCAAACTGATCTGGCACAACAGGTGCAACAGGCGCAGAAGGGGCTGATTGTTGCCTTTCCCTTTCCCACTTACGTTGTTCTCTTGCTAGTCTTTTGCCGATTGCTGCATCTAACTCTTCTTGTGAGAAGGTCTTAGGTGCTGCTTCAGCTTCTTCCGGCGTTTGTACTTCAGAGATTGGGGCTACCGTAGCTTCCAATTCCGGCGCGGGCACTTCCGCTTGGTTTACTTCGTCTGACATTTGTAACTCCGAGGAGTCCTGGTGGATCGCACCAGTACGATTAGTATATTACTTAGACTGTATAGGTGCAAGCACCCACGAAACTGTATCTTCATCCCATCCGTATTGTTTACCGTCTGTTGGCTTTGGTACAGGGGCTTCCCATAGCCATGAAGCATTTAATACCCATGAAGGGTAAGGCGCTGGGGCGTAAAACTTATCGTTAAGGGAATCGTATGTATACCCAATCCCTGCGTAGTTTCCACGCAACGGGCGACCTTCAGGGTGTTGATTGCCGTAGGTGTTGTAGCTAGTCTGTATCCACTGACCAGGCAAAGCGTTTACAAAATCCTGTTCTGCAACAATTACTTGCTCAACAATACCGTCAACGACTTTTGCGAAGTGACTCACTTTACTTCCTCTTCTACGGCTGGCTCTACCCAATTAGGATCGTGCGCCCATTCTACCGATGGAAGCGCAGCTAACGCCTCAACATCAACACAAACTTCAATAACGGAAATAGCCTGTGCAGCCTGCACACGAATCTCTTGACGCCATGCAGCCCAATCCTCTGCCACAACAGAACCCGTCTCAAACGCCTTTACAGCCATCCAATCACTAGGCAATAGAATGCTATAGGCTTGTGCGTTGATTGCGTCTACAGCCTGTTTTACGCACCCTGCCAAGTCTTTAGCGATAGATGTGTAGGCAACATCTACTTGCTTGGTATCGGCGTTATACGTTGGAGGTAATTCTGTCACCCAATAAAACTTGTCATCAGGACGCTGTGCGTACACAACATCAACAATGCCAAGTGCTGCTTTCTCAGCAGGGGTAGAGAGGTTGAGCCAATCTTGAGGGTACACGGTGTTGCCGATTTTGAAAGCAATACCTTCAGGCAAAAACCTTTCAAAAGCGTTGTCTTTAATGATTGCAAACATAATTATCTCGCAAGGGAGTTTTTGAAAGGGTTTTCTGCAAAAACGGCATACGCGTATGTGCTACCAGACACGTTCCAATCTCCGTAAGTTTGTCTAATTTTAAAACCGTTTGCTGTGAAATCTAAAGTTGATGCGTTAGCACCTTCAGCGTCTGCGGTGTTAGCATAAAGATATGTACCTACAGGGTTATATGGGTCGCGGGTTCCGTCTAAAAGATTCCAATTTCCAGTTGTGTTTGTTCTTTTTGCCAAAATAAATTTTGGCTCAAACCCAAGGTATACGAACGGTCCATCAGTCGATCCGTTGCCCGTATACGACCCAAATTTGCTAAACCCGTCAATCTCTGACCAACAGTAGGCAACATAGGTGTTGGTGCTTCCGTTTGTTGCGGAAGATGTACCGACACTAAATACAGACGATGTTGGAGTTGTACTGTTCCATGCTGTTGTTTCTGTTGTTGCAGCGTCTGTAGCACTTAGGTACAAGACCTGTGTGTTTGCCAAAGAAGCATGGTAAACCCGCCATGTGAACGTGCCGTTTCTTTGTTTAACAATAATCATTCTTGGCGCAACACCTAAACCATGCCCCACCGTAGCATTAGCACCCGTACCTGTATACGTCACCACACTAAACCCTGCCGTAGCGTTGACGCTTACTGATGATGTAATTGATCCTGCGGTGTTAGTGGATGTTGTGCCTTGTCCTGCTTGCCATTGCCAAGCGACATAAGTTGCGCCCACTCCAAGCGGATCGTTGTAATCGGTGTTTAACGAAAATCCGTTAGAATTGAATGAAGTCAAACTGTTAAACGTAGCCTCTGCTGCTGTACTGTTAGAAACCAAGCCTTTAGTTGATCCCCGAACAGAATCAAATAAACCATGTTGATATGCTTGATTGCGAGCCTTAACCCAAACCAAATCAGGTCTAAACCCACCAGCATTAGTTACGGTTTGGGTGCTTGCATTGCCCGTATACAGCGTAGCATCCATCACCGTATTGCCCTTGACGATAGTAGACGCTGGCAAGTTAAACGTATTTAGCGCAACAAAGCCTGTTGGGGGCGTGTAGGCGAATGGGCGTTGACCGAAGTTAAGCGAAACACCACGCGCTCCATTATGCATTAAAGGCATTACATCAACGGTAGGAAAATTTGCGCCAGAAAGAGTGTAGGAAAGAACATTATCAACGTAAAACTTAATTTCATTATTTGTGTAGTCAATTGTGCAAGCGCATAATTTTCCGTTGGTGTTCCAAGTTGTAGCTGTTGCTATTGAAGCACTGTTTGCGTAAATGTTTCCTGCGCTGTCAGTAGCCCAAGCTAAAGACGTTAAATCCGCAGAATCACCGTATAACTTTCCAGATACAGCACCAAAACCAACACCAATGCCTCCAGGTGTACCAGCCCCTGAATTTAAAGTTAATTCAAAATACCATTTGCCTGTTCTGGGAATTGCTATTGTGCCTGCAACACCTTTATTAAACGCCCCGCCAGATACGGTCATATCTAAATTACCGGCGCTAAATGTAGTCGATGTAAAAGCACCGCTAATTGGGTTAATCGTACAATAATTAGCCGCCGTAGCACTTGTAAGCGTAGGCACATCCGTCATGGAGTCATACGTCACACCCGCAGTCACGCTAATGTTGTTGACTGTCCATGTGTTGCTGTTGCCAGAGAAGTCCGTACCCAAAGCCGCTGCGGTAGAGTTATCCGTAAACTTGAGATA